CATCAGTCCATGCTAATATGCGCATGTGCTTATATAAGCCGCGGCGCATATATGCCACCCTGGCATGGTTCTTGCATAGGCAATATGCGTGCCATGGCACACTGGCATGCTTCTTGCTTTGGCATGGTTCTTGCATAGGCAAGATGCGTGCCTGCTCACATTCTGTTACACGGATGAGCCTGCTCACCAAGGCGAGATATGTCAACCGCGGGCATGAGATATGTCAAGAAGGAGATTGAGGATTCTCACCAGGGTGAGAAATGTCAATGTCGCGCTTGAGGTATGTCAACGGGGGGCTTGACTTTTCTCAGGCACCCCCTCAACGGGTCCCTTGAGCGGGGTCAAGTGGGGGGCCCACTAATCCCCCGAGCCTGTTAAATTTTTTTGTAAATTTTTTGTATGTTAAAGTGTTGCTTTTATGCCACAATGTCACGGGTCCAAAATGTCACGGATCTTGCGTGTCACGGATTTGGGGGCTTGGAGACCATGCAATCTTGGAGCGCCGGCGGCGTTTTTTCCAGGTTAGGACCCGCCGCCCGCATTTTGGAACGGTCAAGTGTGTGCATTTGTAACAGAAATCTTGGGTTTATCTAAGGCGCGCTTGGGTTTGTTTGGGCCTACCCAAGACAGAAATTTTCCTTTGAAATCAATGCTTTACTCCCTATATCCTTTCTTTTGTCTTATTTGTCTTAATAAAAAAAAGAAAGAAGTAGAGTAATAGGAAAGGGTAAACACTCTATAGGAACAGAATACACTGGACCACTTCCACCCAAGAAATCGAGACACCCAAGACAGAACCCCCTGGAAGGGTGCGGCACCCCGGCCTCCAACCTGGAGAGATGCCGACAAGCACGGGGCGCTTTTAGTTCGCCATTTGTATGAGTTGGATAATGGCAATAACGGCAGATACGCCGGTCCCTACCCCGGATTCATGGGTACTGGCGCGAGACCTACGTAAGGGGGATATTGTTTTCGATAACCTGGGCGCGCCCATGGTGATTGAGGCGACGCAGGAGTACACGCCGGATGTTTGCTACCGGGTGGGGTTTAGGGACGGCACGACATTCAAGGGCGACGGTAAGGCGAGTCTAGGACTGGCGACGAGAAAGTACCGGATCAAGCAATGCGAATACCGCGCGCGGCCCATCAAACCGTACCGCAAGCGTTTCCGGATGCAGTTGGCTACCTTGACCCTGGCCGAACTGGCGGAGCGGCCTCTGAAGGACAAGAACGGCCGCCTGGAGTATGCGGTGCCCATGGCCGCACCCCAGTACCCATGGCGCGATCTGCCGGTGCCTCCGTACGTGTTTGGGGTGTGGTGGGGCTCCAAGGCCAAGGCAAGGATTCCGAAAGGCACCAAGGACGTACAGAACATCCGGGCGAAGTTCCGGCAGTATGGCTATGAGGTGGTGGAGAGCCGGAAACATTTTGAAATTCGACCGTCGATACCGCACGCGTTCCTGTTTGCCGGCGCCGACATTCCGAATTCCCTGCCGTTTGCGTACTGCCAGTCGTCGATTGAGCAACGGCAGCAGCTTCTGGAGGGGTTTATCGACGCTCAGGCAACAAACCAGAACGTCGATCGCAAGCAACTGTCGTTCCACACCCCGAATTGGTACAACGCACGACGGTTCCAGGCCCTGGTGGAGTCACTTGGCTACCGAACTAGCCTCAATCAAGCTGCAAAGTACGAGGTAAATTTTAGAATTCGCTCACAACAGCACCATCTGTTGTGTCAGATTGAGAAAATACCGCCAGAATTGTGCGTGTTTGTACAAACACCGCGTCGAATGATGGTCGGAGAAGGTTTTATACCGGTATGTTGAACAAGACCCAAGAGAAAATCCTGTCGGATTTTGCAAAAAGTCACAAACACTGGCCCAAACCGGAGCTAGAGGCCGCACTTTGGCAAGTCCGGTGGGAATTGAGTGCCCTGCCGCACCAAAAAGAGCCCGAGGATGGGGAATACGACACGTTTCTCATGCTTGCAGGCCGCGGATCCGGCAAAACCCACACGGCGAGCCACTGGATCGGCATTCGGGCGTGGAAATACCCCAATACGCGGTGGCTTGTCACGGCCCCGACGTACAACGACATTCGCTCGACCTGTTTTGAGGGTGATTCCGGGCTGTTGAACATCATTCCGCGATCGATTATTGCGGACTACAACAAGTCCCTGTTCGAGATCACGCTGATCAACGGGTCCATCATCCAGGGCATACCGGGCTCTGAGCCAGAACGGTACCGCGGTAAGCAGTATCATGGCGGATGGTTCGACGAGTTGTGCGCGTTCGAGTATATCGATGACGCGTACGATCAGGTGCAGTTCACGATGCGTCTGCGCGACCCGAATATCAAACGGGTGCAGCAGATCATCACGACAACCCCCAAACCGCGGGAGTTGATCGTGGACCTGAACGAGGGCAAGGTTGGTGGCGACGTGTATGTGGTTAACGCGTCGTCCTACGACAACAAACAAAACCTCTCGTCCACCTTCTTCAAGCAGCTTGAAACGTACGAAGGCACCGACCTTGGTAAGCAGGAGATTTACGGGGAGATTCTGAACCCGGAAGATTCCGGCGTTATCAAGCGCAAGTGGTTCCGCATGTGGCCGGCCAAACGCGAGACCCCGACCCTGGAGTATGTGATCGCGTCGTACGATCCGGCCACGTCGGAGAAGACCTACAACGACCCAACCGCGTGCGAGGTCTGGGGTGTGTTTGAGCAACCCGACCAGGGCACGAGCGTGATCCTCCTGGACGCGTGGGATGCCCATCTGGCCTATCCGGAGTTGCGCAAGAAGGTGATCGCGGACTTCAAGGAGGTTGTGTACGGTGCGGACAATACGTTTGCAAAGGGCCGGAAGTCGGACCTGATCCTGATGGAGGATAAGTCGGCAGGCATCTCGCTGATCCAGGAGTTGCAAGGTGCGGGTGTGCCGGTGCGGGGGTATAACCCTGGCAAGGCCGACAAATTGCAGCGTGTGAACATCATCGCCCCACTAATCGCTAAGGGCAAGGTCTACATTCCGGAGGATCCCAAGAAACCTGGGGAGTTTGCGGAGTGGTCGAAGAAATTCCTGCGTCAGGTGTGCTCGTTCCCAGAATCTGGTGGGCATGACGACTATGTGGATTCGCTTTCCCAGGCCCTTCGGGTATTGCGGGATTCGGGGTGGATTCAGCTTGATCCTCTGCCGGCCCGGGACTATTCGTACGCCGACGATAAGAAGCAACGTGTTAATCCGTACGCACAATAAGGGCCACTCCCGACAATTTCTTGCATAAGTGAGCATAGGGAGACCTACATAATGATTAACCCAATCAAATCTCGGCGCGAAATGCTCATGGAAATGGCGGGCATGCCGCGCTACAACGTCGGCAGCAAAGTCGTTAAGGCTATTGCGCCGAAGGTTGCGCCTCAGTTCGAGAAGCAAATTGCCGCGTCCACGGATCGTTTCCGTACGCTCTTCGGCCGTGATCCTTCGCCGGAAGAGACCCAGACCCTGACGAAGTACCTGGAGTCTTTGTCCAAGCCGACCACGCCGCCGGCGCCGGACACCCCTGCGACCCGCGCGCGAGCCCAGTTCGCATTGCGAACAGACCCGAACATCAACAGCCCACGTGCTCCGGACGTGGCGCCGGACCCGTTCCTGACCAAGGCATTGACCGGTCGCACGGTCAAGGGCACGTACCTTCAGCCCCAGGCCTACGACATTGCCGCGCCTGAGATTGCCCAGAAGATCGAGCAACAGCAGGCCATGGGAGCCCTGGATGAACTGATCCCTGGCGCGTCACGCGGCTCGATCACGCCGTCGTCGGACTACTTTGGCGAAATGTCGTCGCTCCTGGAGCAGGGCAAACTGGCGCAGCCGATCCGTCGCAAGGGTGCACCCGACACGACCCTGTTCGACGAACTGAAGGCGGAGTTCCAGGCCAAGACCGGCCGATTCCCTGGCGAGGACGAACTTAACGCGCTGATCGCGGACTACAACCCCCTGCGCCACCAGTACGGTTCGCGTGGCGCGTCGATCATCAGCGAGCGCCCGCGCAGCCGCACCGGCATGGAAGAGTTCCGTCGTCGTGCCCGTGCTGAGGGCATCGAGGAAAGCGCGCTGATGAAGCCTCCGGCTGACTATCCGCAGCACCTCAAGGACGAGTTGCTGATTCAGCGCGGCGAACTGCCGGCTAAGGCTATGGGTGGTCTGGTTGCGATGCCGATGGCCGGTGGCGGCTCATCGTCGTATGCCATGGACATGCTCCGTGGCATGCGCGACTCGTCGCGGGCCATGGGCCAGGACTACGCGAACATGGCCTTTGGCATGGGCCGCGAGCCCTCGATGGAACCTGAGATGCGCGCAGGCCCTGCCAACCCGCTGCCCCTGCCGGAGACCCAGAGCCTGCCGTATCGAATCGGCAACACGGCCATGGACTTCCTTGGTGACCCGGTGGGCGTATTGGCGACCCCGTTCATGAGCCCGATGGCGAAGGCCGGTATGAAGGCCCTGCGGATGGTGCGTCAGAACCCGCGCAAGCTCGGTGCCATGCTTGGCCTTTCGCCGGCCGCGGGCATGCCCACGACCCCCGAAAACGAATACCGCTCTGTGCTTGAGCGCCGTTACGGAAACTAATGATGCAACCCATCCTTCCGCTGCAACAAGGCAAGAACCTTGGCGCCCTGAACCTGGAGCAAGAAGAGGACCTTCAGACTGCCGAGATGCAGGAGGACGAGCTTGAGCATATCGAAGAAGTGCTCGACCTTGACCCGGGCGAAGCGGAGGAAGAGGTCATCGAACTGCCTGACGGGTCGGTAATCGTCAACTACACGAAGACCCAGAGCCCGAATGAGAACCCCGAGTTCTATGCGAACTTGGCGGAGACCATGCCGGAGGATGTGCTTCAGAAACTTGCCACGGACTTCCTGGAGTATGTCGAGGTAGACCGTGAGGCGCGCAAGGAGCGCGACAAGCAGTACGAAGAAGGCCTGCGCCGCACCGGCCTGGGCAAGGATGCCCCTGGTGGGGCCACGTTCGATGGCGCGTCCAAGGTTGTGCACCCGGTCATGGCCGAGGCATGCGTGGACTTTGCTGCGTCGAGCGCGCGTGAACTGTTGCCGCCAGACGGTATCGTCAAGTCAGAGATCAAGGGCGAGGCCGATCGTACCCAGGTCGATACGGCAGACCGCAAGGTCACGTTTATGAACTGGCAGTTGACGGAGCAGATCGAAGAGTACCGTGACGAGATGGAGCAGATCCTGACCCAGTTGCCCCTGGGCGGGTCGCAGTACTTCAAGTGGCGTTGGGACTCGGAGCAGCGCCGGCCGGCCTGTGAGTGGATCCCGATCGACAACATCCTGCTGCCGTACGCTTCGACCAACTTCTACACGGCACAGCGCGCCACCGAAGTCCAGGACATTACCCAGGACATTTTCGAGCAGCGCATCGAGCAAGGCATCTACCGTGATGTTGAAGTGTTCAAGGCCGAAATCGACCTGAACGAAATGACGCGCTCGGAGCAGGCCAACAACAAGATCGAAGGCAAGTCACTGCCCTCGAAGAATGTTGATGGTGTGCGCCGCGTGTATGAAATCACGGCGTACTTGCGCCTGACTGAAGACGAGCGGACTGAAGGCTCGCGGGCACCGTACATCCTGATGGTTGACGAGGCCACGGAGAAGGTCCTGGGCCTGTATCGGAACTGGGCCGCGAACGACGAAAAGATGACCAAGCTCGACTGGATCGTCGAGTACAAGTTCATTCCTTGGCGAGGTGCATATGCTATCGGCTTGCCTCATCTCATTGGTGGTCTTTCTGCCGCTCTCACTGGCGCCCTTCGTGCTCTCCTGGATGCAGCACACATTAGCAACAGCCAGACAATGCTCAAGCTCAAGGGTGGACGCATTTCTGGACAATCTGATCGAATCGAGCCTACCCAAGTACTAGAGATTGAGGGCGCTCCTGGTGTTGATGACGTGCGCAAGTTGGCGATGCCGCTGCCGTTCAATCCGCCTTCGAGCGTGCTGTTCAACCTCCTGGGGTGGCTGACTGATGCGGCCAAGGGCGTTGTCACGACGGCCGAAGAGAAGATCAGCGACGCCAACGCGAACACGCCGGTGGGCACGACCCAGGCACTGATCGAGCAAGGCGCGAAGGTGTTTTCGAGCATCCATGCTCGCCTGCACCGCAGCCAAGCCAAGTCGCTCAAGATCCTGTCGCGCATCAACCACTGGTACCTCGAAGACATGGACAACGAGTCCGGCTCCGAGATTGAGGTACGCGACTTTGCTTCCAACAACGATGTGCGGCCGGTCTCCGACCCGAACATCTTCTCTGAAACGCAGCGTCTTGCCCAGGCACAAGCCGTGCTCCAGATGGCAAGTTCTGCGCCCCAGTTGTACGATTTGCGGGCTGCCCACCGACGTGTTCTGAAGCAGCTAAAAGTTCCTGCCATCAATGAGATTTTGCCCGATCCAGAAGGTATCAAAGAGGCCAACCCGGCCCTGGAGAACGTAGCAATGTCCATGGGCCGTCCCGCGGCGGCTTTCCCTGATCAGGACCACTTGGCACACCTCAAGGTTCACTTGTCGTATGCAAAGGACCCCAATTACGGGGGCAGCCCGCTCATCGGTCCGGCATTCACGCCGCATGTCCTGGAGCACATCAAGCAACACTTGACGCTGCATTATTTGCAGTCGATGCGCCAGTATGTGGCGCAAGCTGCCGGTGGTGAAGACTCGATGCGCTTGAACCAGGAGAAGCCCCTGTCGCAAGAGGATCAGCAGGCCCTGGCGCTTGCATCCATGATGGTGTCAGAGGACTCGCAGATGGTCTTCCAAGAAGATCAGCCGCAGATCCTCGAACTGGTGAAGAAGGTGCAGCAGGCACAGCAGGCCGCGGCACAGCAGGCCGCCAACGCGGATCCGACGGCCCAGGCCCTGATCAAGACGCAGATGGCGGAGACGCAGCGTAAGGCGCAGGAGTTCCAGACGCGCATGCAGGCCGAGGTCCAGAAGCAAGAGCAGCAGTTCAAGCTCCAGGTGGCCGAGTTGCAGCGCAAGGTTCAGGAACTGCAAGCCAAGTACGAGACGCAATCGACGGTCGATGCGCAGCGCAACGCCACCAACATCGCTACGGCCGCGCTCAACAACACCTCGCGTGAGCGTGTTGCCATGATCAACGCCGGCGCGCAGCAGGACGTTCTGTCGCAGCAGTTGGACCACGAGCAGGATATGTCCGCGCTCCAGGCCCTCCAGGCGGCAGAGCAGGACATTCGGCAGCATGGCATCCGTACGGAGCAGGCTGTGATGAAGGAGCAAGCCGATATGGTGCGATCGGCCATCGAGACGGAAAGGCAAGCTGCCTTGGCCGATCAACAGCACCAACAGGCTATGGTCCAACAGGCCACACCCCAACCACAACCCCAACCCCCCACAGGAGAAATCTAATGGCTGACGAAAATCTCAAGGGCTTCCGCCAAACCTACCAAGAGACTGGCAAGCTGTCGAGCGGTGGCGGTCCCGCCGCCAAGATCGATTCCGGCGCGTCCGGCTCGCATCGTGACAATAACTGGAAGAAGGGCGCCGCTCAATCCAAGCTGCGTCTGGCCGGCAAGATTGGCCCCTTCAACAATCTGCGCGGCACGTCCGGATCGCTGTATTAAAAAATTTCCGCCCCGGTGGGGCGGAAGTGAGCGATTACTTGCATTTGTACATTTATGAGAGATGTAGTCTCTGAAATTTTGCGTCGTGTAAATGACGCTAAGAAGATACTAGAAGCGACCGTGGCATCTGGTACCGGCGTCGATACTTTCGATAAGTATCAGCGTCTGGTGGGAAAAACGCAAGGTCTCGACCAAGCGTTAATGATTATCAACGATATTCTGACGGAGAATGACGAAGAGGCTGTATAGCCGGAGGTAATGCCGTATGGCATATGACTTGTCCAAGAAGGAAGAACCGGATCTGCGATCGGAAGCGGAATGCTTCCCTGAAGTTGACCCGGGCATTGATGTAGCAGGCGATCGAGTACTGGTGCAACTGCGCCGGGAAAAGGTTGCAAGCAAAGGCGGAATTATCCTGGTGCAAGAAACCAGGGAAACCCTGCGGTTTAACGAGACTGTAGCCAAGGTGGTCCAGATCGGTCCCCTGGCGTACAAGAGTCCCGACACTATGGAGCCGTGGCCCGAGGGCCCCTGGTGCAATGTCGGTGATCTGGTCCGAACCATCAAGTATGGCGGCGATCGTTTCGTGGTAAACCCTGAAGATGGTGGCGCACCGGTGGTGTTCATCACGATCCAGGCCAGGGAAGTCATCTCGCGCATTCGTAATTTCGAGTATGCGCAGCGGATGAAAGCCTTTGTAGATTAAGACTTTGAAAGAAAGTTATGGCTCAGGAAAACAAGGTTGAAAAGGACCTGCCCGTTAAGGAGCAGGAAGACGGCACCCTGTTGGTGGCCGTCGAGGCGGAGAATGATCCGTTTGCCGAAGATAAGCAGGACGACGACGATGTAGAAGAAAAGGCCGAAGGCGGCCAAGTCGATTCTGATGATGACGACGGCGACGGTGAGACTGAAGACGAGCGCGAACGAATCCGTGAAGCCCGCCGCGAAGAGCGCCGGCTGAAGAAGGATCTGGCAAAGCAGCGCGAGGCTTCGGCAAAGCACAAGATTAGCGCCCTGGAGCGGCGCAACGAGGAACTGGCACGACGATTGGCCGCGGTTGAATCGACGGCAACGTCGTACCAATTCGCTCAGGTTGACAAGGCACTCGAAGACGAGGCAACTCGTGTCGAATATGCCAAGATGAAGTTGCTTCAGGCGTCGCAAGAGGGCAACGCTGAAGCGCAAGTTGAGTTTCTTGACCAGTTGCAGGAAGCCAAGAATCGCCTCGCGCAGATTCAGGCTTACAAGAAGCAGCAGCTTGAGGTGGCAAAGCGGCCTCCGCAGAATGTGCCGAATCCGGCCGCTGAGACTGTCCGCGACAATGCTACTTCCTGGCTGTCACGAAACAAATGGTACGACCCCCAGGCGCGCGACACTGACAGTCGCATCGCCAAGGTGATTGACAACGAACTAGCCGCTGACGGTTGGGATCCTGCGGACCCGGAGTACTGGGACGAACTGGATAGCCGATTGTCAGCACGATTGCCCCATCGGTATGCGTCAAAGGGTGGCAATTCACGATCGAAGCCGAATACTACAGCTTCGAGCCGAACTGCCAACCCTTCGGGTAGGACCACGACGACTGTCTCCCTTAGCCGGGAGCGCGTCCAAGCGATCAAAGATGCCGGAGCGTGGGATGACCCCGCGAAACGGAACAAAATGATCCGAGCCTACACCGAGTATGACAAGCAACAGAAGCGGGGTTAATAGATGAACAGCAGAATTAAACGGGACCTGGATGATCGCCTGGAAGAGCGCGTTCAAGAGGTCCGGGATCGAAATACCGCTAACGCGGATGATGTGGCGCGAAAAGAAAGGCTTGATGCCTTTCGTGATAAGTGGCAGAACAGCGCCCTGCCGGATATTCCCCAGAACGCAATTCCGGGGTTTCATCTGTGTTGGTTGAGCACTACCAACCAATACGACAGCATCGACAAACGTCTCGCACTCGGTTATGAGCCAGTGAAAGCCGCCGAACTCGGTAAGGGCTTTGAAGCACTTGGCAAGATGAACTCAGGCAAGTTTGAAGGCTGTGTTTCATGTAACGAGATGGTTCTCTTCAAATTGCCAGAAGAAATCTATCAGGAAGTAATGCGCATGCTGCACCTTGAGGATCCCTTGGAGCATCAGCGCAATATCACGGCTGCGGTCCGAAGCAACTCGCAAGAGGGCAAAGGTGGTCGGTCTATCCTGGAGGGCGGTATTCTGGAAATGGAAAAAGAGGCCGCGAAGGCGAACTCAGGTGTTCGCTTCCGTTAATCCCTTCAATCTTCTTTCAAAGGAAACTTAAAATATGTCTACGACATACAAGCCCTTTGGTCTGAAGCCTGTTTACCACCCGAGTGGTTTGGACCGTGCCACGGCTTTCGTCGGCACCAACACCTACATCACTGGGACCACGTTTAGTGCCCCCTTCGGCATTATCGCGGGTCAGGCTTTTTACCAGTATCAGCCGGTGGCGATCAACGCTTCCGGTCAACTCGTGATCGCTGAAGCCGCAGCCGCCAGTGGCCGCGTGTATGGTGTGTTCGACGGTGTGGAGTTTACCGACTCCCAAGGTCGTCGCTCCGTCGCCAAGTGGGCCTCGTACGAAACGCTCGCCGCCTCCACCCAGATCGTTTTCTGGATCTGGACGGATCCGGTGATTGTGTACGAAGCACAGGCCAACGGCTCTGTGACGACGG